ATTTCTCTTACGCTTAACTTGTACAACAGACATCGTTTCTTTTTTATTGAGCTTATTAATCTTTACTTCGTCTCTCAATAATTTTTGTTTCTCCATATGATACTGTTTGGCATAACCAAATTCAGTGGCTAAATCTTCAAATAAGCCTTGTTGTTGGAGAACAACAGTCTTTCCCATATACAGTTCATACAAGGCAGAATCAGTTAAAATTCCACACTTAGCGATAATCCAAGTAGGTTCATCAGCTAAAATTGTATCATATTTCTTAAGTAGCCAGTGAATTAATTCACGACAAAACTTACGAAATGGTAAATCAGTCCACCCTGCGAGCAACATTGCTGTTGTACGTTGTAAAGTAGTGGCTGGAGTTCTCTTTTTATGTGGTGAATACAAAAGAGAAGTCATGAGTTTTGTTCTATCATAAACTGGTATTGCTTTACCATCCAGAAACACAGTATGTGCTGATAGAAAATCAAGCTCTTCAGGAGAGCGTGGTTCAAGGGAGTCAGTGGTCGTTGTAACACCAATCTGCTTCCAACATTCTATAACAGTTGAACCATTATAAAACTCATGAGCATAATCTGACACGGTCCAAGTGTTGTCGTCTCCAACAAGCGCCTTAGCAGTATTATCTTCGAACTCTGTATAAGAGGTTTCGGCATTTGGACAATTTCTAATCCAAGCATAAGCCATCAATGTGTATAAAACTAACGTATTATCATTAATGGTATTCATTGAGCCGGATGGATTTCCAGCTAACTTCATGACCATAATCCCTTCAGGTGTGATCACGAGTGTATTAATTAAGTTTCGATAAATTGTTTTCAATCTAACGAGATTTTCTGGAGTTCGATCCTCTTCCCGCAACATTTTCCATCGCAGTTGAGCACAACCCCACATCATATATGCACGCAATGAAGAATCATATTCTGATTCATCAAGAGCATAGCCTTTTGTAAAGGCACTTAATTTATGGAACAAGCGGTTCCAATTTCCTTCGTAGGGACTCATACCCACAGCGGAGGAGGAACACAAATAACTTGCGTTCATCTTTTCATTCATATCTGCAAATAAACGATTTCCGTGTATCGTAATATCTGTAGCCATCGCCATAAAAGTTCGAATTTTATTCGCTTTTATTTTAACAGTAGGACGAATTTCTTCTTTCAAGGAACTCGTACTAGGACTTGTCCATAAAGGATCTGTCGCTAATCGCTCCCAATCATCATTTATCCATTCAACAAATGATGTATCAGTTTCCAACAACTCTCGTTTTGTTGGACAAACCTGATTAAATGGTGCCCCTGAGCTAGTAGTTTTATCAAGACTATCAATCACCTCTTCAGCACTCCTCACGCGACTTTCGCTCATGTAAG